TATTGCACAAACACAACAAGGGATTGTTGGCGAGGCTTTAGTTGGTGGTGCAGGTGCTGTTGGTGCAGATGGAGCTATTGCTCAAGTCCCTTTACTTGAACAGATTTTGATAATCCAAAATGATATGTTACAGGCTATTAGAGATGTTGCTAACAATTTAGCAGAGATGTTAGGTTTTGATGAAGACGAAGCACGAAGAAAAAAAGAATCATTAACAGAAAAAAATAAAGAAGAAAGCGAAATGCACCAAGACCAGTTGAATGCTCAAGGAATGGATGATGAAGGCGGAGCGAAAAAGGGTTGGCTTGGTGGACTTGGTGGTGGAGTTTTAAAGGGGATTACAAAGTTGCTTGCTCCCATACTAGCGTTTTTTGGTAAAGGTGGTAAGTTATTCAAACTATTTGGTAAATTTGGACCTTTAGGTTTATTAATAATAGGATTTACATTATTTTACAAATATGCAGATGAGATTGGTGTTGCTTTGGCACCAGCAATAGATAAGATAAAAGAGATTGTTGTAAAACTACAACCATTGATAAACTTGGTTATGAAGATTGGTGATTTCTTAATAAAAGATTTTATTACAACAGTTGGCGAGGCATTTGAATATCTATTTGGCGGTATAGAAAAATTTATTGATGGTGTTAAATTGTTGTTTGATGGTGATTGGAAAGGTGGTCTTACTTTAATGTTCCAAGGAATATTAGATTTCTTAATGGCAATACCAAAAGCAATATGGAATTCATTAGTAAGAATATTTACTGCTGTATGGGAAACAGTTGGTCCTAGTTTTATAAAAATGGTTGAGGGGGTAAAACAACTTGCTGTGGATGCCTTGACTGCCGTAACAGATTGGTTTATAGAACTCAAAGATAAAATAATTGGTTGGTTTGTTGACGCATATAACAAAGTGAAAAATATAATATCAAATGCAGTACAAGCGTCATTTGATTTTATTGCAAATATATTTAATTCTATGGCAACATTTTTTAGTGATAGTTATGACAAGGCAAAAACTTGGATAACAGGTTTGCCTGATAGAATATTAGGTTTTGTTAAGAATATGTTTAGTCCTATTGTAGATTTCTTTACAAGGGTTGGTAATAAAATTAAAGAAACTATAAATGGTATTATTGATTCATTACCAATGCCAAAATGGTTAAAAAAGAAAATGAAATTTGATATAAAACCAACTGGTGATGAACTTGACGAAACGGAGAAAAAATTTGAAACTCTTAAACATGATGAAAAAGATGCTGGAAATATTGGAGCACATTTTGTTGCCAAACCAGATGAGTTTAAATTTAAAGGTGGTATTTTACAAGATAAAGACGGTGAGAATAGAAAATTTAGTTCATTAGGTTTTGCTAAACCAAAATTAGCAAAACTTAACCTTACTGGTGACGACTATGAAGCGGTAAAAGGTAAAGATAATAAATGGTATATTGTATATAAAGATGTAGCAACAGCAATTAATCCTAATATGGTAACAACTGACCCACTTGAAGACGCTGAAGCTGTTAAATCTGTTGACGCAAAAGATATTGAAGAGATAGAAAGTGTTAAAGGGTCAATATCCCCAATAATAAACCAGCATTATTCAGTTAAAAATGCTGTAGCGGCAAAAACAGATGTCCATTCAGGTGCGCTAGATGTAGTTATTGACCCATTCCACGACAAACATGCTTTTAGTGGATATAATCAGCGGCACTAGATGTTGACTTTGTTAAGATTTAATACTTGCCTAGGTCCTTTTCAGTAATTATTTTAAATTCCATACCATTATCAGAACAATAAGATTTAGCGGCTTGCCATTTAGCTTGGTTCTTGATATAGTTAAATGACTCTATCATATAACTTCTAGTTTTTCTTTTTGGTGTTTTAGGTTTATCAACCTGCCGTGATGGTTTTATTTCAACCATATACTTTTCATCCTTTACAGTTTTAACAACAAAGTCTGGAAAGTACCTATGGTATTTCTTATCTAGTGGATTGAAGTATCGGATTGGCAATTCTTCACTTGCCCAAAATGTAATATCCTCATTCAGGTCACAATAACGCATGAATTTCCGCTCAAGTAATGAACGATATACTATCTGTTTGGTGTTACCAACATACTTTTTTGGATGGTTGGGTTTAAATAATCCTTTGTAACTCTTTCTCATAATCTACCTATAACTTATATAAATATTACTAATAAAGGTATTTATCAATTATGTCAAAAAAACTATTAAGAGATTTTGCAACAAACCTAGCAAGACCATTTGTTTCTAATATGTTTAGCAACCTTACTTCAAATCAAGGTGCTAAAGACGCAGGTAAGGTAGCAGCTCAGTTAAAAAGGTCTTCACCGTTTAGTATTGATGAAGCACCAACACAAAAATTGATGGAAAATCCTCTATCATTTTCACCTATACAGTATCCATTAGATTTATCTAATAACGAATTAGGTCATTATATAATATTTGAATCAGGATTTTTAAAGTATAGTCCACAGAAGAACATTGAAGCTTGGTCATCAAAATCAGATAAGGATAGGGTTACATCTAAAGTACCTGATGGTTCTATTACTACAGCTGCTATTGCCTTGTATATGCCGACTAGTATTAAGGCAACCTATTCACAATTATATGACGCTGAGAGTGCCGGTATAGCAGGAGATGTTGAGGCGGCTCTACATGAAGGTAAAATTGCAGGTGGCGGAGGACCTCCAGGTACAGCATCAAGTGCAGCTCAAGTTAAAGCAGTATTGGCTGGAATGTCTGGTGTTGCAATTAAACAAGGTAAGAAAATGGTTGGTGAATTAGCAACTCTAGCTGGTGCTGGTGACCCTATTAGATTTATGCAAAAGAGAAGTGGTACGGCATTAAATCCTAGAAATGAACAGTTTTATGATTCACCAGATTTTAGAAATTTCTCATACACATTTGATTTTTGGCCAAGAAATGAAAAAGAGGCAAAGGCAGTTTCCGATATTATTACAATCTTTAAATATAATTCATCACCAGGTTTAAAAGATACAGCAGGTGCTATATTTGAAATACCAAACTATTTTAGAATTAGCTATATGTTTAGAGGTGAAGAAAATTCAAATTTAAATAAAATATCAGCATGTTATTGTAAAAGTGTTGGTGTTGATTATGCACCAGAATCTCAACCAAGTTTCTTTGATGACGGTCAACCAGTACATACAAGATTAACTTTAGAATTTGTTGAAGATAGAATATTAACTAAAAACGATATAATGGCAGGAGCATAATGCAATATTTTAACGAATTTCCTATTATTAAATATAACCTATCTGGTAAAAATGGCAACACAAAAGAAGTTACCGATATATGGCGAATGGTAAAAGCGAGAAGTAAGATAATAAATAATTTATCATTGTTTGATAAGTTTGATGTGCCTGAAGGAGATTCACCAGAAACAGTTGCTTACAAAGTATATGGTAGTACAGATTATTTTTGGATTGTATGTCTTATGAACGATATTGTTAACAGATATTATGATTGGCCTATGGCCGAGTATACCTTTCAACAACATATGAAGGACAAATATGCCAATCCAGAATCAATACACCATTATGAGATAACACAATTGAGTGGACCTCAAACGAGTGAAGGTCCGTCTGACTATTCACATAAAATGGAAGTCAATAGTGATTATCCTGGTGCTGAAGCAGTATCCAATATACAATATGAAAGAAGATTACAAGATGAGAAAAGACAAATTAAATTATTACAACCCAATTATTTAAATACTTTTATAGATGAATTTAGAAGACTAATAGCGAATTAATGATATGGCACATATTGATAGAGATGTATTTGATAAACCAGGACAATATAATCTAACTGAACTAGCAATTATTTCTTACAGGTATTCAGATGATTCAATGCCTAGAAAAATGGATGTTAGGGGGATTTTATATAACTTTGAAATTGCTGAAGATATATTTTCCAGCAATGTTGTAGGTTCTATTATATTATATGATATGCAGGATATTAGGACTATATTACCTATAACTGGTCTTGAAAGATTAGCATTAAAATTTAATTCGCCTGGTACACCAGGTTATGATTACAGCGAAGACACAGGTGTTCCTTTACAAATATACAAAGTAGATAAGGTAAGAAAAGACTCTTCCAAAGAAACGGCACAATTATACCAGGTCTTTTTCTGTTCGCCTGAAATGTATAGAAATCATACTACAAGAATATCAAAAGCATATACTGGTCCTGTTGAAGTGGCGGTACAGGATATAGTAAAGAACTATTTAAAATCTAAAAAGAAATTAATAGTAGAGAAGAGTGGAACAAATGCCAAATATGTAATACCTAATTTGAAACCATACGAGGCGATTAATTTTTTATGTGCAAATGCAGTATCAAGTAATTTTAAAGATAGTGCAGGTTATGTATTTTATGAAACATCAAAAGCGTTTCACTTTAGAAGTATTGCCTCAATGATGGGGCATGCCGGTATGAAATTTGAAGTGCCTGCTAAATGGAAATATTCAGCATTGATAGCTGCCGTTACAGACGCACCTACGGCCAATCCTCATGCCCAACCAGAAGTAAAGGATATAGAAAGACGATTATCAAATGTCCTTAAATATGAATTTGATAAACCTGTGGATATGTTAACCAATATGACTAATGGTTTTTATGCAAATCGGGTTATTACCCATGACGCATTTAATAAAACAATTACCACTACAGATTTTGATTATATAGAGGCAGGTAAAGTACAACCTCATTGTGAAATGTCAAAAAATAGATTTGATGATGTTGGATTATTATATCCTGAAAATGACAAAGGCAAAGGTGTGGAATATGCAGACACAGGTAAAGGGTTAAATGAAATGTATGATAGTAGATTGATGGTGGCATCCGATACGAGTAAGGTACATGATGACTATGAATTTACAAGTAATAAAACCACATTAAATCAGAAGACCCACCAAATTGCTGGTTTTAGAAATATGAATTTGTCCTTACTAGTATTTGGTAATACATCAATAAATGCAGGTAATATAGTGGCATTTACCTCTCCTGTGATGAGACCTGCCGAAGGAGAACCAGAAATTTCACCATATTCAAGTGGGCGATATATAGTAATGGCCGTCAAACATATAGTTAATGTAGAGGGGCAAAGACATGAAATGGTACTTAAATGCTATAAGGATAGCGTTAGGATAGCGTATCCTAAAGAGGAGGACGCATTAAACGAGGTAGGTAAAGGTAATTACAGCAATGAAGACTTATATGAGAACCAGATTGCCTCCGACATGGGGGACATAGAAGTTTAGAGAATCCGAGAGTCCGACGCTTAAGGAGACTGGCCATTAATGAGAATATGAGAGAATACAACGAATATATGCTACACGAATACCCACAAGGGAGAATTGTAGAGAAACAACGAGGAAATAATATGTTAGGGAGAGCCTA